CGTGAGGCGATCTCTGGCCTCACTTCCAACATCATAAGCGCGGTCATCGAAGGAGCGAAGAAAAATGGCTGTTAAAGATAATGTCCTGCGCGGCAAGATCCTGTCGTTCTTCCGTGAGCTCTTCCCTCAGGGCGCGGATCGAATGTCTGTCGTAGGGTGTTACTACGAATACTATCGGACGGGCAACATCGTCGACGCGCTCGAGTACCTGGTATCGAAGGGATACATCGACAAGCGCGAAGTCCCTCACCCCATCAGGAAGGCCGAGAAGCTCGCGACCTACACGATCAATGCCCATGGGATAGACCTCCACGACGGGACGATCTCGGATCCCGGGGTAACCGTTCTCCCCGAGGGGGAATAGCATGGGACGCAGATCCAAGGCCGACCTGTTCGACCTCGTGGACAGGATCCTTAGGCTTCACTCTGTCGAAAAACTGACCATCCAGGAAATTACCGATCAACTCAAGAACGAGGGAATCGACATATCACGCGAGGCGGTCCGCCGGTCGCTGAAGACCTCTCGAGAGCTCGCGGCGAATATGCGCCGAAGTCTCGATGAAGCCCGCGTCATGATGGACGAGGTGCGGAACAATCCCAATACGGACATTGCGGAAGCCCTCGTGACGCACATCGGAGGCATGCTTCTTAGAGAAAGCCAGGAGCGCGACGAGCTCCCATTTGAGGACTCGGGCGAATTGGTACTCGCCGCATCGCGAATCGCTCAGTCCCAGGTGAAGATCGGCGGCATGCGACTGAAGTACCGCTCAGGCTTTGAGGATGCGAAGAAAGAAATACTCTCCGACCTCAAGGCCGACCTCGCCGGTGATCCGGAGCTCTACGAGCGCCTTGCCGAGAAGGTCAGAGCCCGGACACCCAAGGAAGGGAAATGAGCAGCTCCATCCTCACCGACATTGTGGGCGACGCCTCGAAGGTCGCCCTCGACGCCGAGCGCAAGGCTCGACGGGATCGGTGTGAAAAGGACTTCTTCCTCTTCTGCAAGACCTATTTCCCGCACTATTTCGGATCTGAACCTGCGGAATACCACAAGATCCTTATGGACATCGTCTCATCCGGGAAGATGACCAAGGCGCAGGTCGATCTCCTCAAACCGCTCATCAAGGATAAGTACCACACCTACATGCAACCGACGGACCACATCGCGGGCATCATCGACGTAGAGCCCCGCGGGTTCTCGAAGTCGACCAGGTTCTCGCTTGCCTTTCCGATCTGGGTTACCTTCTACCTAAAGCGCAATTTCCCGATCCTCTTTGCCTCCTCGCAGCGCCAGGCTCAGGAAAACCTCGAGTCGATCAAGGACGAGATCTCCCAGAACGAGCGGCTCTTCGAAGACTTCGGCGACATGCGGGGCAAAATCTGGAAAGCGGACAAGATCCAGCTTACCAACGGGACAGCCATCTGTGCCCGCGGTGCCGGAGCGTCGACGCGCGGTATCAAGAACGGACCGAACCGTCCCGACGTGGCGATCTGCGACGACATCATGACGGACGAGATCGCGGCTTCGAAGGTTCAGCGGGACAAGCGCTATCGCTGGTTCAAACGCGTCGTCCTTCCTCTCGGAAAAGATCTCTTCCCGATCCTCATCAACACGATCTTCCATGAGGACGACATCGTGTGCCGGCTTCTGAAGGAGCTCCTGGAAGGCCAGCTCAAGGGCTGGGTCGGCCTACGTTTCGCGGCACGTACACCAGCTGGAGAATCACTCTGGCCCGCCTATTGGACCGAAGAAAAACTCCGGAAGAAAGAGGACGAGGTCGGATCGGCGGCCTGGTCGACCGAGTTCATGAACGAGCCGCTCTCAAGCGAAGACGCCATCATCAAGAAGTTCTTCGACTACGACATGGGGCAGATCAATATCTCTGCGGGGCGCAGGTATGGCGGCATCGACCCGGCGACAGGAGTGCATGACAAGTGCGCGTTCGACACGCTGTGGGACGCTGACGACGGGATCCTCTACGTACTTGATTCCTGGGGAGAACGCCTAGCGGAGGCGGGATTCCTTGAGCGCATCATCTCGACGTTCCAGGTATGGAAGCACAATTCCATCGGTTTCGAGGATGTTGCCTTCCAGGGCATCTACAAGAACAACCTCATGGAGAAAGCCGCCGCCCTCAAGGTGTGGCTCCCCATCAACGGGCGCAAGACCGGGGGACTTTCGAAGGTGCAGCGCGTCAAGGAGATGGCCCCGCTCATCGAAGCCGGATTCATCCGATTCCGCGCTGACCAGAAGGAACTCAAGGAACAGCTCTCCATGTTCACGCCGGAAGGTCCGAAGTCCGCATACGACGACGAGGCCGACGCTCTCTGGTATGCATTCAAGGAAGCCCAGGACGGCAAGAGAGGCCAGGGCGTTCAGACGGTTGTCTCGACGAATTCAGGGACGAGCCAGCGGATGAAAACCATGCTGGAAAGGTTCAGGCGAAGATGAATAAGAAAGAATTGCCGAAGGCGGCCGACGCGAATCTCCTCACGGCCAGGGTCATCAAGGTCGAGGACTTCATGACCCGTTTCATGGGCTACATGCCGAATCCGGATGAAGTACTCAGGGACGGCGGGGAAGCGATCTCGATCTATCGCGAGATGAAGATCGACGCCAGGATCAAGAGCCTTCTCAAAGTGGCGAAGTCAGCGGTCCTCAACTATCCCATCCGGGTGGAGAATGGATCAGCCCCAAAAAAAGTCGCCGATCGTGTGGAAATCATCCTCGGGAAAGGCATGCTCTACAAGACGGCGAAGCGGCTGCTCACCGCCATGGACTACGGATACTCCGCCGTCGAGATCGTCTGGAAGAACGAAGCAGGCTGGTGGCGCCCCGACGACGTGGTCCAGCGCAAGCCCGAGCGTTTCGGCTTCGACGCCGAGGGCAGGCTCAAGCACCGAGACAGCGACGGCACCATGGTCGATCTCTACAGCCAGGCATACAAGTGGCTCGTCTGGCGTCATGACAAGGATCCGGAGAACCCCTACGGGACCTCGGTCCTCAAAGCCTGCTACTGGGCCTGGAAGTTCAAGAAGGCCGGCCTTGAGTTCTGGCTCATGGCCACCGAGAAGTTCGCCGTCCCCTCGATCCTCGCCCTGTTCGATGCCTCGGGGGACGAGGAGACCATACGGCAGAGGGCCGAAAATCTAGCCAAGATGCTGAACGGAGTGTCCTCCGGATCCGGAGCAGCGCTCGCGAACGTGAAGTCGGCTACGGTCATATCCGCTGATGGAAAACTGTCCGAGTTCAAGGCCCTTACCGACTGGTGCGACACGCAGTTCGCCTATGCGATAGTCTACTCGAGCCTGGCCGTCCAGGAAGCAGAGAACGGCACGCGAGCTCAAGCCGAAGTGCACGCCGATACCTTCCTCGCCGCGACCAAGGAGATCTGCCGCGACCTCGAGGAGGTCCTTCAGCAGGTCGTCGACTGGATCGTCGAGCTCAACTTCGGCCCCGGCGAGATGGCCCCGAAGGTCGCCTTCGACCTGGCCGAGTATGCGTCCTGGGCCGTCATCAAGGACGCCATCGATAGCGGGCTGCCCATCTCTTTGAGCGCTCTCTACGATCGGTACGGGATCCCGAAGCCTACCGACGACGGCGACTCCTTCCTGAGGGCGCCGTCTTCTCCGCTTTCGAACTTTTCCGACGACGAAAAAAAAAAGAGTTCGCGGATCAGGATCCTGAATCACAGGCCGTAGCCGACGAGCTTGAGAAGGCCACCGACCTCGACGACGCGGCTCAGGCTGCCCAGGATCGAGTCTTGCCGCTGCTGCAGGAGAGCATCACTTCATGGATGAAGGCCGTCGACGCCGCCGGCGGCCCCGAGAACAAGGACGCGCTTGATGTCCCACTGCCGGCCATCAACTCCGACCTCGTCACCGAAACCGAACGTGCTCTAATGGTTTCCTATCTCTTGGGCATGTATCATGCCGCCGCCCCGGGAAAGATAGCCCTTGCCGATGCGGAGCAAACCGTGGCTGCCATTCCCTTCGACGAAGCGGTCAAGTACATGAAGACCCGCATTCCGATGACGAAAAAGGAATGGTCTGCCCTGGAGCCCGAGCTGCGTTTCCGGGCCTTCACCGTGGCGGCGCTGTCGACCCCCGATGCAATCGACAAGGCGAAGGGCATGATCCAATCCGCTGTTGAAGAGGGAAAAGGCAAGGCTGAGTTTTGGAAGGAGACCAGGGCCTTCGAGGCCGCGGGGCTTACACACGCCGCCCCGCTGTACTGGGAAAACGTCTATCGAACGAACATCCAAACCGCCTACAACACGGGCCGGGTTGCAGAGTACATGCGGGATAACCCGGAGTACCTCGAGTTCATGGGCATCGACGACGGTCGGCAATCCGACATCTGCTACGCCCTCACCCATCCTGTCATCATCCTTCCGGCGACACACCCATTCTGGAGTACTCATATTCCTCCTCTGCATTACAGATGCCGGTCGACCACGAGAGGCATGTATCGCGAAGAAGTCGACGCGCTGCGCGAAGCAAATCCCCAATGGGGGCCTTCGGATATCGAGGCAGAGAAACTGCCGGAGACCGCCTCAGGATTCGGTGGCAATCCACTGGACTCGGGTAGTTTCTGGAAGATGACGCCTTCCATGAAGGCCCGGGCCGAGGAGTATGGGCTGCTTGATCAGATTGAAGCCTATGCCCAATCGCTCGGACTCCCGCTCAAGGAAATCGTCCTCGAGGCCGCGAAACCGGAAGTCGTGAAAGAGGCTGTGGCCGGAGTCCCCCTATTCAAGACGATCAAGCAAGCCGAGACCTGGGTGAAGGCGAATCTCGCCGACAATTGTTCGTTCAAGGGAAGCAGCATCGACCTCGTCCAGGACGTGGTCCAGCGGCTCAAAGAGAATGTCGACTCCTATCCGGAAGCCAGAGAGAAGCTTGAATTCGTCGGAACGATACAAGAGCGGAACAAGGTGGTGAAAAAGAACATCTACGACTATTATCTTGAACAATTCAGAAAATCAGGAGCTCAAGAAGACCAAGCAAAGCACTGGGCAGAAAAATACACCGCGGAGTATATGAAGAAATATCGGGTTAAGCCGGGCGTTATAGCGGAATATATGCACTCAGAAAAAGGCCTTGGCACTATGGGTATCTCGATCAACGACAAACTCCCCGGCTCGGATGCTTTAACGAAAGCGGTAGAGAGCGACGTCGCTTCAGGATGGTTTCCCCAGATGCCCGCAAAGGCCACGACGATCGTGGATCACGAATTCGGGCATCTCCTCGACCACGTGTACGGTTTATCGGAGAGCCAGGAATTGTTATCATACAGGAATGGGCTATCCAGCATCGATGTAGCCGACGGCTTGTCGAGGTACGGCACGAAGAACGTGAAGGAATTCATCGCCGAGTCCTGGTCGGAATACATGAACTCCGAGAAGCCCAGGACGATCGCGAAAACCGTCGGAGACATGATGATGAAGCGGAGGACTGTGAAATGACTGAAAAAGATATTGAGGAACTGAGCAAGAAAATCGAAGCGGATCTCGACAAGATATTCCAGCCGGAGGAGGTCCCACCGACCTTTCCGGAGTACCGAGATCCCGAAGATCAGGATCCGGT